AACTATTCCAAACGTCCGTACTGGCCGGGTTCGTAATCACGCCCAATGTCGTGCAGTTTGAGGCGCACATGTCGGCGTGTGCGACGTAGCCCGTGACCTTGCGCTCTTGGCCTGACATATCCTGGAACATCGGCTGCACGCCCTTGATTCGCATCCATTCCAGGTACCAATACTTCTCCGTGGTAACGTACACCTTGGCGGTAACACGCGAGCCGATACTCGGCCAGTTGCCAGGATCGTCGTCTTGCACTCGCCACATGAGATGCGCGTTGAGCGGTCCGGCGTAGTGCATCCACTGGCCGCTGGTGGAACTGTTGCAAACCGGACACAGATCGGCCTCCATCACCATGCGAATGTAGTCGACGTTGGAGATTTCCGCGTCGTCGATCAGTAGCTTGGCGTTCTTGGCCGACATCGGGCACGCAACCGAACTGTCGGCCGCCGAGCTTGCACCGGGGGTGAGCGCGCCGTGGCAGAAGAAGTCAACCTGGTAACTGATCAGCCCGCCAGTCTCGATCGGGATGTCAAGAGTGAGCTTCCCGGGCATGGCCGTGCCACTCACCCCCTTTGACCCCGACTCAAAGGACATCACCAGCGCCGAAATCTCCGTATTGGGAAACGCCAAGGGCTGACGGTAACCGTCGGCGTCTCGGCAGTGGCACTTGTACCAGCCCTTCCAGTACGAATTCCCTTGCAGGTTGCCGTGCCCGCCGTCCGTATTCCCGGCCACGAACTGTTTGTTCTCGTCGTAGCGCTCGACGTAGCTGGCGAACATGGTGCTCTCGGCGTCGCCGTCGATCGTGGCGGCCATCACCTTTCCGTAACTGTAACCCATCTTGCTGTCTCCCGCTAAAGGTTAGCTGGTGCCAGTGGCCACCAGCGTGGCGTGCGCAAAACTCAAGGAGGTGGTGCCTACCCACTTGGCGGCCCACCCGTTTGTGTTCTCGGCGAACGGCGGACGTTGTAGAATGCTCTCCTGGCTGGCCTTGAGGTCTACGTCGAAGCACCCCGCCCCGTACGTCTCCCAGCTCAAATCCTTGAAGCCACCCGGGTCATCCCACCCGACCATCGCCCGAAAAATCGCGAAGCTCAGCGTGAGGTACACGTTCAGATCGCGATCGCAACCGCGAAGCCAAATCTCCCACTGTTTCTCGACGAACGTGGCGTTCGACGCCCGCCGATCGCCCACCTTGTAGCCGGCGTCCACCACGACCAGCTCCGGCACCCCGGCCGGCGGCTCCGGCCCCAGGACGAGGATGCTTCGTGGGTTGGCCGTGTGCTTGATTCGATTGCTGGCGTGGGTGGCGTCGATGATGTCCGAATCGGCTTCGAGCCGGGTCCAAATCTGCGCGTGTATGTCCCAAAAGGGGTTGCCTACGCCCATGGCTTAGCTCGCATAGTCCTCGTCCCAGTCGATCCGCACACCGATGTCCGCGCAGTCCTGGGCGGGTGTCCCGCCCTGAGTCTCGTTGATCACGACGGCCAACCGGTCCCCGTCCTCCAACGCAACGGTGCTGATCGTGCCGGTATATTCCGTGTTGGCTGCGCTGCCGGAGTTGAGTGTCACGGCCGACGCCAGCGCGCTCACCCCGTCGATTTGCAAGTCGACGGTAACGCTGTTGCTACCCGTGGGTGCCGTACCGCAGACCACCGTGAAGTGCTTCAGCGTGCCGGTGCTGCCCTTGATATAGGTCTGGAAGGTGCGGTCGGTGGCCGTGCCTTCCTGATTGACAAACCACGTCTTGTTGTGCTCCAGCTTCGAGGCGTCGATGCCTGCATCAGCGGCGACGTGCGTATCGCTCACGTCGCCTGCTGCGAGATGGACACTCGACGCACCGAGCAGGTCGCCGTTGTTGAGAACGAGCGAGCCGTCGTCGTACACCTGCATAACCACAGTGGCCATAAAGTCTCTCCCTAAGTAGTGTCCCGGAGCGAACTGTCCGACAGTCGCCCATAGCCCCGGCGGCGAGCGCCCCGCACAAACCGTGGCTGGGAGACCCGGGTGCCGTCCGCGCCCTTTGCCGCCCGGAGTGCCCCGTAGTACGCCCTCTCCAGGTCGGCGCGTTCGGGCAGCCGGCATGCGCGGGCGTACTCCGCCTCACAACAGGCGAGGAAGGCGTGGTACACGTCCCCCGGCATGTCGAGCGGGCTGGTAATCCGGTAGCCAACGTCGTCGCGGGACGTGACAATGTTCCCGTCAAGCGTCAAGCTCAGCGTGCTGGCCACCGATCGTATCGTGCGCTTCTCGACGTAGGGGTAATCCCCCTCGTAGCCCGTCGGCGTGTTCCCGGAGGAACTGATCAGCATCACGGCGCCCGGGTGGTTCACCGTGTCAAAGCTCGTCGTTTTGCCCGTAACCGTCGTTGAGCCCGCAGTCACGGAGATCGTGCCCGTGTAGTCCACTTCGGCGTAGCCGCTGTAATGCAAGGGCGAGGGGCGGCGCCAGTACACGAAGTCCAGCGTCTCGGCCGCGGTCGGCACGCCATGGATGAATAGGGCGTAGGTGCCCAGTAAGCCGGGGGCCGAGCGGATCGTCCAGAAGTACACGTCGCCCGTGGTGAAGTCGTACCGCATCATCTCTTCCATCTTCTCGGGCGTGACGTAGCGCCCGAGGATGGTCCCCGACTCCTCCATCGGCGTTTCCATCGACACGAAGTCGTTGGGCAATGCGTACCAGCGCTGGAAGGCGGTGTAGGTAGTGTCGGCGGCCACGTCGGCGACCGGGCACATGGTCGTGTCGAGTTGCACCACGGTGTCGGAGTAGCGCTTCTCGATTTCGCATACCACGTCGTCGAACTTGATCGCCCAGTCCTGTACGTCCGACGGCCAAGTTGCTCCAGACAGAGTGAGCTGCCGCTCGCACGTACTGCCCCCAGTCGCGTCGTAGGCTACCGTCCCGGTCGTCTGGCACGCCTGGAGCTTGATGCGCCCGTTGGCCTTGAGCCAACTCCACTCGTGCTCGGCCATGAATCGCGAGTACGCACGCTGAATGGCCCGGCGCAGTAACGTACTGCGGCTCCCGCCGTAATCGCGGGCCACGTCTCGCAAGGCCGACTCAGCGTCGTAGTACGTGTAGACTTCAGGGGTCATAGCCCGGTATACTGCTCCGTTAAGGCTTCGTGGCGCTCTTGTTTCTGCGCGGGCGTCATCCGCCCGTCGTAGTGCGCCTGGTTTTCCTGCTCCACGTCTTTGGCGACCGCTTTCGGGTCCGGCCGATATGGGGGCAGCGGGTCGGCGTCAAGTTGCGGCGTCGGTACGTTGACCGTGCCGTTACAGCCCATGCCCCGCTCGTGGCATCGCCGGCGCACCGAGCCGCGGAAGTCGGCCTGGTCGATCCAGGCGCCCGGATCCTTGTAGCCCCGGTCGTCCGCGAATTGCCCCATGAAAATCTTGCCGTCCGGGCTGATGCCCGCGGCGCGTGCCTGGCGGCGGGCCAGTTTGCGCGTATGGTCGTCGATAAACCCGTCGCCCAAATGGAGCGACGTATCGGTCTGGAGGTGCGGAATCGGAAAGCATGGCGACCGCAGCTCTGCCCTTCGCCGTGCCCGAAACATCTGTCGCTCTACCGTGTCCATCATTCACCTTCCCTTGCGTCGGACGGCGGCCCGCCTTCTTCGGGCTCGCCTTCGGTGGGTTCTTGAACCATGGGCTGCCCCGGTGGCAGCCGCATCTTGAGCACGCCGTCGTTCTCCAATGCGGTGGCCACCATCTCGACGAACGTGTTGTACTGAGTCGGGTCGCCCAGGTTGGCCCGCTCGATGGCCGGCGGCAGGAGCAGTTGCCCCACGGTCTGCATGTCCTGGGCGATCTTCTGCCGGTTCTTCCGCCGGCCGGTTCCGTGCTCGACCGTGTAGTTCAACTCAGAAAACGCCTTTGCACCGTCGGGCGTGGTCACCAGGCTCGCCCAGAGTTGCGTCAACGGTCCGCACTCACCGAGCTTGGCGGTCCACCAGTTGGCGTCTTCCGGGTCTTCGTTTTCGCCGGGCTCGGGAGGCTGCTCGCCGAATAGTGGGGCGACCGTAAGCGGAGACACCTGGAGCCGCGAGATGGCGGCCGAGGTCCTGGCAATCGCCGAATGAAAGCGCTCTACCGTGTCCGCGTAATCATCGGGGCGAGATGACGCTCGGTGCTCGCGAACGGCCATTTCTTCGGCACTACGCGGTTGGGTCGCGCCGACACCGCCCTTCGTAAGTAAGGGCGAGATACCCGTCATCTCCTCGAACGCCTCGTTGCAAAGCGGAACCAGTTGGTAAAGGTCCTTGCTCATAGACTCGAACTTGACGACGTGCAGCACCTCGTCGAGCTTCTGGATGCTTTTGCCGGGCAGTTCGACAATCTGCATGTCGCCACCCTCGGCGATAGCATCTTTGAGCGACGCTTTCACCTCGTTGGCCACGACTACCAGTTGCTTGCAGCGCCGGGCCGTACCCTCTAGCAAGAACGCCCATAGGTGGTCGATGAACACCTGCAACGGCAACGCCGCCTGCAACGGGCTGGTCGCCCAGGCGTCGTCTGTGGCCGGGATGAAGTCCAGGGGCGTACACGGCCAGGGATTCTCGGTGTTCTCGTACGTGGGAAAATCCCACTTGATTGCCTTTTCGATGGCGCTCTGCGGGATGCTTGGCCCAAGCAGGTCGGGCGGCAGGTTGAGGGGATAGGGCAGCCCCCTCATTAACGCCAGGTAGCAATGGGGATTTGTCTCTTCGGCGTTGGCCAACAACTCCAGGGCATCGCCCGGGCTCTCGAACCGTTGCCCCAGGCCGATACGCGACCAGACCTCGTAATACTGGATCGTGTCCCTGGCAACCGTGTGGCCGTGCTCATCAACTTCGACGGTCTCCAACTCCCCCTCTTCGGTCTCTGGATGGCTCCCTTTCCGCTTCGCTGAGGACCGCAGCAAATCGGGGTCGAGCCCGAACCGCTCCGCGACTTCCCATGTCGACTGCTCGCGTTTGCGGTAGATGAAGTTGGCCGTGCGGAACTGCACCGCGGTGGCGTCGATGAACAGGTTGTCGACCGAATCGTAGAACGCACCGGGCACGTCGCCCGAGGGGCCGTCGGTCAACTCGTGCCAGACGACCCCACGCCCCTTGGCCAGCGCCTCGATACAGGCCAGCGCGGTCTCTTCCTGGAGGCCGTAGATGTCCGGCAGGTAGTTTAGCCACCACTGGATCAACCAGGCACGCACCGTGTCCTCCAGCCGGAGCGCATCCTGCATCGGGGCCGCAGCGGCAAGGAGTTGCAGGAAGGGTGAAGCCTGGAACGGTTGCCCCACCACGGCCGCCTGTTGGGCCATGACCTGTGCCTGCGTGATCAGTTGCAGGATCTCCGGCGGGATCGCCGGGCGCCGCGGTGCTACCATCCGGTTGGGTACGCGGGACAGCACGTACGGGAGCATCGTCTGCACGTACTTGCCGGTAAGGCTGATGCGCGGCTGGAACACCTCGTTGTCCGCACCAGCAAATTGAAACTCTGCAAACTCATCGCCGGCGGTCTGGCCGTACAGTTCCGCCCAACTGGCCCCGAATTGCCGCCAGATGCGCGAGGCCGTTTTGCCGAACCGGTCCTCTTTGGCGGCTTCGGCCGCCTTCAGTTGGCGAAACCAAACCTGGACGATGTTGTGCAGTAAGTCGTTGGTCACTAGAGTACGAGTTCCTCGGTGTGCTCAGTTACAGGAACCGGCATGGGGATCTGTGGCGGCGGAAGCGGCGCCGTACGCGACCGGACCGGGCGCGATACACCATTTCCCTGTTGGAGTTGGCGTTCCAGCCTGGCAACCTGTTGTTCCAATCGCTGCAACCGCGTGGTATCAGGATGGACATCCCAGACACCCGATTCGCCGCCATTGAAACGGTCAAGTTGCTGCGAGGCACGAGGGTTGCCCCGGTGCAGACAGGCCAACTTGACCTGGAAGCCGGATTCGGTGTTGGCCACCACGTTCACGGTGTCGCCGTTGGCGGAAATGACTTGCGCCGGGCGCACCAACCGCCAATCCGGATTGGGCGACCAGAGAACCTTGTCGCCCGCAGCCACCGGCGGGGAATCGTAAAGCGAGGCGTCGGGAGGAAGCGAGGTCATGTACGGTTTGACGGGCATCAAAATCTCCTAAGAACGGATGGCGATCGTGGAATCGATCTCACGGACGGCGGACCCTTTGCGGCCCGCCTGGCGAAAATGGCGCATCGCCACGAGCACCGGGTCGGGGCCCGTAGACTGCGCCAAGGACGGTGGCTTGAAATACTGGGGGCCGAAGGCCGCGCCGTATTCGAGACACTCAAGAAGGTTTTCCTCGTACTCCTTGGAGCGCTTGTCGTCGATGGCCGAGACGGTTTCGGCGAAGGCGATTTGCTTGTCGAGTTCGGGCAAGACACCGCGGAACACCTGGAGCACCGGCGTGTTCACGCAGCGACCGGCGCCACGCGGAGCGAGCCATGACCGTAGCGCCTGTTCCCGCGCCGCCACGTCATCCGAGCCGGGGTAGAAACCGCCGAGCGGGCCGGTTTCGACGGGCTCGATGCTGGTGTGCTGCACCATCTGCCAATACTGTTGGGCGACGTTGAGCCCTTCGCTGTTCGCCCCGAACGGATGCTGCCTGCCTGCCCGCTTGTCGATGATGTAGGCTTGAAACCGGTGCCCATCGGACCGACGGCGAACCTCCCATGCCCATTCACGCGAATGCGTCTTCGGCAACTGGAAGCCGTCGTACAC